CCACAACCAAAAGATCCTATTACAGAAAATGCAGAATTACTTATGAAGAAAACTGCTCAATCTTTTGCTGAACAAGATCATGTTGCTCATATCAATACACATAGAGCTTTTATTTCCTCAGTATTAGTAAGAACTATGCCTGATGTAATGGTAAATATTACCTCTCACATTCTCCAACATACTTCAATGTTGGCAACACAAAATGTTTTAGAGAAGAATAAAGAGAAAATTGATGCACTTACTCAACAATTTGGAGGTCAAATACCTGAACAAATACAATCGGCTGTTAATAAATTATTAAATGAACAAATTGCTCAAGTAGAATCGGAGCTAATGTCTCAAATGATTGCGGAAGAGCAAGAATATCTTGAAGGCGGAGGGGAAGATCCATTAGTAGAGCTTAAAAAAGAAGAAATAAACATTGAAAAACAAAGAGTACAAGCCGATAACATGGCTAAAATGGCTAAAACTGAACTTGATATTGCAAAATTACAACAAAAATCTGAAATAGATGAAGCTAAACTACAACAAACAGCAGAATTAGCTGCAAAACGTAATAATATTCAAATGCAAAAGTTAAATAGGGGAAGATGATTAATCCAAAATTAAATGTTGACGAAATTGTTCATGATTTAACTAATTATGCTTTTGAAAATAATAGAAATCAAGAAGAGATGTTAATTGTTGCATCTATGATGATGGTTACTGCAAAAATGATTTATTTACAAACCTTAGGTAATAATGGTAATACAGTCTTTGAGAATGATAAAGAAATTATTCTTGAGCAACAAAAACCAACAGTACACTAAGGGGTCGTATGAAATTTAAGAACGCAAAAATGACCAAAGTTCCACAAAAAAATCCTTTTCCAAAGACAATTGCAGTGTCAGACGCGGAAGTTGTCTACTCTCCTTTTGTTTATAAAAAAAATAAAGGAAGTGGACCTCAAGGGCAGACAAGCACCATGCAAATTAAAAAAGTAGCTTTTAAGGGTGTAAAATAGTATATAAATCTACTTTAATAAAGGAGGTTATATGAACCTATTAAAAGATCTATGGTCACACATTAAAGAATGGAGTGACTGGCAAATGAAAGATTGGATCAAAGCCGCTATTGTAGCGATCGTAGTTATCTGGGTATTAAGCTGGATGACAGGCGGAGCCGCATAGTGCTACAAGCTCTCGGAGGGTTACTTGGTGGTAAAAGCGGAGCTTTAAAAACCATCGCTAAAGTAGTCGACGAGATTCATACATCAGAGGAAGAAAAATTAGATAAAAAGATTTTAATGCAACGCATTCAACAAAAGCTTGCAGAAAAGCAATTAGATGTTAATGCAAAGGAAGCCAGCCATCGCAGTGTATTTGTGAGTGGCTGGCGACCATTCATAGGATGGATTGGAGGCCTTGCGTTAATGTTCGAATTCATTCTATCTCCCTGCATAGAGTGGTATAGTAAATTTGCAGGATTAAACTTAACTGCTCCAGAAATTCAAACTGGGCCCCTTCTAGCAATTGTCACTTCAATGCTCGGCGTGGCGGGACTCCGCAGTTTTGAAAAAAGCAAAGGATTAACTAAATAATGAGTTGGAATTTTAATGAAATGTTAGACAAGTGTTGGGTAACAGCACTTCAACATGAACCAGAAGCAAAGCTTTATCAAGGGTTTGCTACAAAAGAAATGAAATTTGTAAATTGTGTTTTTAGAGGAAAAAATAATACCACTCTTTTAGTAGAGTGTAATGATGAAGGGGAATCACATTTACACGATGTTGACAGTCCTTATATGGATGATTGTGTTATTCACCCACCTATAAAAATGTCACAAGAAGAATCCCTAAAAATATTAACAGAGCATTTGGTAAATCCAGAGTGGTCAAATGTTGTTCTACGTAAACCTCTTGGACCAGAACCAATTAANACTTCTTATATTTATACATGTGTTACTGGTTATTGGGCCGTTGATACAGAAACAGGAGCCGTTACTAAATTTTCATGACATACGACGAATTAGCAGGTTCCGTAAAATTATCAGAAGGCTTCAGAGATCACGTGTACATAGACACGGAAGGATTTCGCACAATAGGGTGGGGCCATAAAGTAGTACACGAAGATAATTTTGAAGATGGTAAAACATATACTAAAGAAGAATTACAAGAAGTATTTGATAAAGATTTACAAAAAGCGATAGGTCAAGCAAGGCAACTTATGGAAGAACATGGTGTAACTGATTTGCCTATTTTAGCTCAACATACACTAACTGAAATGGTTTTTCAGCTAGGTAAATCAGGGGTTTCCCTTTTCCGCAACATGTGGAAACAACTGCAAAACCGAAATTTTGAAGGTGCGAGTTTAGAGATGCTGGACTCGAAATGGAATCGTCAAACTCCAAATCGCTGTAAAAAATTATCGGATCAAATGAAATCGTGCGCTTAGAAAATTTCTTCACAGCTTATAAAAAAGATTTAATTGCTAGACAAAAGCAGATAGAAGAAGTTATATTAAGCGGACAGGTAAAAGATTGGTCACATTATAATTATTTGACTGGTAAATTAGCTGCTTTAAGACAAGAAACTCAAGAGCTTACGCTCTTGCTAAAGAATACGGAGTTAGAAAATGACTAAACCAAAATTAATCGTACCAAAACATGTTTGGGATGGTGCGCAGGCTGAAAAAAAGAAAGACGAACTTGAAAAAGTACCAACCCCAACTGGTTGGAGAATAGTTTTATTTCCATTAAAATTACAAGGTAAAACAAAAGGCGGTGTTCTTCTTACGGATGATACTGTCGCTGAATCTCAAATGACAACTAACATTTGTAAAGTTCTCAAGGTAGGTCCTTTAGCTTATAAGGATAAAACAAGATATCCCGATGAAAAACCTTGGTGTAAAGAAGGTGATTGGGTGATTATTACTACTTACGCTGGATCAAGAATAAAAATTGATGGCGGAGAACTTAGAATTGTCAATGAGGATGAAATAATTGCAACTGTGGATGATCCACGCGATATTTTACCTAAAAATATAATGTAAATGGAGAATACTATGCAACCTGAATCACTAAATGAAGAAAAATTAATACCTCTTGATACTACAGGAGAAAATGTTGACGTTGAATTAAAAGAACCATTAAAGGAAGAAAATGAAAAAACTATAGAAGTTAAAGAAGAAGTTGCAGTAAATGATCACAAACCTAAAGAAGAAGGGACTGAACACGAACAGTATCTTAAAAAGAAAAATGATCCTGTAAAAAGAATTAAAGAATTAACTTTTAAGCAAAGAGAAGCAGAAAGACAGCAACAAGCTGCTATCGAATATGCTAAAGCATTGCAAAAAGAAAACGAAGAATTAAAAAAGAAAAATTCTACCTTAGATAATTCTTATATTGAAGAGTTCAAAACAAGAGCAACTTCCGAAGAGAATAATATTAAAAGAGAACTTCAGGAAGCTATGCAAGTGGGTGATTTTGCGAAACAATCCGAATTACAAGCAAAATTAACCGATACTATTTTACAAAGACAAAGAGCTGAAATGACTTTGCAGAAAAAAATTCAGGAAGAAAAAAATAAACCTGAAGAAAAACCTGTGGATTTTACAGCTACACAACAAAAACAACCTCCTACACCTGAGCCTTCACCAAAAGCTCAAGCGTGGGTTGAAAAAAATTCTTGGTTCGGTAACGGATCAGATAGTGGACATGATGTCGTAAAAACTATGGCGACTTATGGTATTCATCGTCAATTGATTAACGAAGGGGTAGATCCTGAGTCAGATGATTACTATAATGAAATAGATACTAGACTTTCTACGTATTTTAATGCTAATACAGACACATCACAAGTCGCATCCAACAGAGTCGCTCAGACTGTTGCGAGCGCAGCCAGAAATGGCAAAGCAACTGGGCGCAAAACTGTGACGCTCACGCCATCACAGGTAGCATTAGCTAAAAAACTTGGTGTGCCATTAGAGAAATACGCAGAACAACTGCAATTAATGCAGAAATCGTGAAGTAAGGAGGCGTTATGGACGAAATAAAAGATATTAAAAAGACTTCGCGCAAACAAGAGACCCGTGAAAAGGTTGCTCGACCGAGGGGATGGGTCCCTCCTTCGAACTTAGAAGCGCCTGAACCACCAGAAGGTTTTCACCATCGGTGGATCAGACTAGAATACAGAGGTATGACTGATGAAAAAAATGTTATCGGTAGACTTCGAAGTGGTTATGAATTTGTAAAAGCAGATGAGTATCCAGATCGTATGGATTTACCTTCCATCGCAGACGGCAAATATAAAGGCGTTATAGGAATAGGTGGATTAGCTTTAATGCGTTGTCCAGTTGAAGTGAAAGAAGACAGAGATGAATATTTCCGTAATCTTACAAATCAAAAGACAGACGCAATTGAAAATGATCTTCATAAAGACGAGCATCCAGCGATGCCTATCCATCAGGAAAGGCAAAGCAGAGTAACTTTTGGAGGCAAAAAATCTTAATGAGTAAGATTCATGTCTCTAAAAAAGTAATAGGAGACTGATATGGCTAATATAGATGCCGCTTTCGGTTTACGTCCAATTGCTAAAGTGGGTTCCGCTCCTGGTGGAAC